TGCCTTATTGAACCAAGGCAAGTTCCACTTCGTATCACCCCCACTTTCGTATAGCCGGGGTCCCTTGAAAGTGAATACGAGACGTCTCCACTTCCAAACACCACCGGACATTATATCCACTTGGACACGTTCTTTGTACCCCACCGAAAAGGTCTCCTGACGCTCACGAGTGGATTCACCCGCCGCGTTATGACCTAATTTTCGGGCACTAGGCATGAAAATTGACGCAAAGCCAGTCTGGGTAATGATGGGTCCCGAAGCACGATTCCCATCGGATGTCAACACGTACGGCATCATGTTGTCATGCTTCTTAATCGAAGCAATGTTCAACACGCGACGTCGAACCGTGCGTCTTTGAGCAAAATACCGAGTTCTTCGACCTCGAGCATAAGCTGCCTTGCGAAAACGGCCATGGAAGCGACGCGAGCGCGCGCGGCGGCGATAGCGCTGTGAATAGCGGCGCGGCATTGTGGACACTGCTCCACAGTTGATGCAGAATCGTTCGAGGTGGAGGTATGCGGGGCGATAAAAGACCACTCAGAATTGAGAGGCGGGACTGGGGTCGACATGATTGGCTGTCAAAAATCGCGCAAGTTTGATGAAAAGTGAAAGATGCGCGATTTTTTTTCAGGCCGAGAGAGGGGGGGAGCAGTGCTTAAATAGACCGAAGGTCTTCCTTCTTCCTTCCGAAGGAGCGCAGACAATGTTATCCTGCGCTCCAAAGGAAGGAAGATGAGTCAGCGAAGCTTTCGCGTCCAAGCCCGCTATGTCCTCCTCACTTACGCCCAATGCGGAGACCTGGATCCCTGGGTTGTACACGACGTTATTACATCATTTCCAGCTGAGTGTCTCATTGGACGAGAAACTCATGCTGATGGAGGTACTCATCTCCACGCTTTCGTGGATTTCGGCCGAAAAATCGACCTCCGCGACCCTCGACGCTTCGATGTTGACGGCCACCACCCGAATATACAACCATGCGGTCGAACACCGCAAAAGATGCTCGACTATGCGATCAAGGACGGAGACGTTGTCGCAGGAGGCCTCAGTCCCGTCCTCGACGATCAGATTCAGGGAGCTGACTCTGTCTGGTCTCGAATCGCACATGCGGCAACTGTGGACGAGTTTTGGGACCTTGTTCGAGAGTTGGCACCGCGAGCGCTTCTATGCAATTTCAATTCCCTGCGAGCCTATGCCGAGTGGCACTATCGACCCCCGGCTGTTGAATATCAACACCCCGCGGAGCTTCAACTTAGCACTGCAGGAGTTCCGGAGCTCGATGAATGGGTACGTGACAATTTGTCTGGAACTGGTGAGTAATTAGCCCCCCCCAACCCCCCGAGGGGGGAGTTAGGAAAGTAGTGCGAAGAGCCAAGGAGGCGAAGGGCAAGAAACTAACTAACCCTAATCCTAACCCTAACAGCGGGACGTCCTCGAAGCCTAATTTTGTGGGGCGAGACTCGTCTTGGCAAGACTGTGTGGGCACGCTCATTGGGTAGGCACATCTATTGCTGCCTACAGTGGAACCTCGATGACGTCAAAGCCGGCCTCGAGGACGCACAGTACGCGGTTTTGGACGACATACAGGGGAACTTTCAATTTTTCCCCGCCTACAAAGGATGGTTGGGTGCACAGCAGACATTCACAGTCACTGACAAATACCGTGGCAAGACCACCATCAATTGGGGTCGACCCACTATCTGGCTGATGAATGATGACCCTGAGGAGGTGGGGCATGTGGATCTCAATTGGTTGCGCGGAAATTGTACTATAGTTCATTTAACCCAGTCTCTCATTATCTAATCTAACGCTCGTGCCAATAATATGTTCCCTCTGGTGACCATGTCATTGCTGCAGTGCCGGCCTGGTCCGAGACCGCAAGGTAGACGATATCGTAGACATAAAGATCACCCATTCCAGGCTTCCCATTAACCGAGACGAATGATCCTGGCGCGTGTGGTGTCCCACCCTCTTCATCATCACTGTAGATGAGGTTCTTACGGGTGGGGTGCCAAAGTCGAAAAGTGCGCGAAAATCCGGTGTCGTTGCGCGGATTAAACGTGATTATCCGATCATAAAGCGGGGTAATGCGGGACGTATCCGGTTTAGCCGTAAATTCAGAGGACCAATCAAGACCCTCTGTACCGTCCCACACTACTTGGCGGATAGCTTGATGCTGATCATCGGTTGGCTGACAAATTAGCCTAACCATATCACAGCCCTGGGGATCAACTGCCTTATTGAACCAAGGCAAGTTCCACTTCGTATCACCCCCACTTTCGTATAGCCGGGGTCCCTTGAAAGTGAATACGAGACGTCTCCACTTCCAAACACCACCGGACATTATATCCACT